GTAATGTGTAATATTCGGCCTTGTCGCCGTCATATTTAGCTGTTACCGACTTCATAACTCCCTCACTGATTCCATTGCTATTCGATCTCAAGGGATAAAAAGCGTTTGCTAGCGCCCATGAAAATTCGATCTCACCTGTTGCCATATCTACATAGGGTCTTACCGTTAATCCACCAAGTGCAAACATCGGCTCCAAATAATCAGCTAAATTCTTTTTAAAACGATTATGTTCAAATACATGCTGAATAAAATCATGCGCTGACTGATAACTATTTGATTTCTTTTTATCCTCATCTGCATCAGAAATATTGATCTCACATTGCTCATTAAAAACCAAGCCTGATAACACATCAGCGCTCAATTTTCGCAAGTTTAAATGCATATAATCACGTTTCCGTTTATCGCCCATTGAGTTAAAATACTCAATCTTCGGATAACTTCCCTCGTATTGCCTTAAATTGCGTTCAATCCGGGCCAATTCATTAGGATCAATATTTACTTTAGGATGATCATTAATACTTTTTAATGTTTGTCCTGTCAAAGCGTAACCTCCTTTCTTAAACCATTTTTTAATGGTGTCGATTATTTTCAAGGTATCACCACCTTTATACTTTTAATCTAAAGTCTCTTGCGTTTGATAAGCAAAGATATATAAATTGGTCACACGTATGGTCTGATTCCTCAATCACTTTCGGTTTATCGCTATTGATCGTTTTCTTATCCCAGCTAAACTTCTTGTGTTCTTCGATGAAAATATCATTGCTATCAGCGTGTTCCATCCCAATTGGATAAGGCTTCTTTAAATAATAAAACCGCCCTTGTGCTAAAAGGTCGGTCGGATAATCGATCATATCAACTTTCTTTTTCTTGTTTACAGGCGTTAAATGCTGTCGATAGTCCTTGTAGTACTGATTTCTAAGTGCTCCCTCGGCACTATCGATGGTTCGGTTCATAATTCTAGCGCCGCGCCAATATTCTTGTTGTGATGTCTTGGTTATAAACTCATTCAGTTCTTTTGACAGCTCGCTAGGTGCTTTTTTATTGGCTTTATTAGCTGGGCTGTAATAATAAGTGTTTAGCAATATCACATTTCCCTTAGCGGTTAGTCCATAACAACCGTGTGTAGTCGCTGATTGTGAGTGTCCGCCATCCGTCGAATAATAAAGACCGATAATGCGATCATTACTTGGCAACTCGTCCAGTGGTTTGAATAAATTCATGTTATAAACGTTTGTTCCAAGTCCTACTGGTTCGCCTAAATATAAATAACGATAATAATCATAATCGTTTTTCTTAATCCGATTAATATCGGCTAGCATTTGCTCTGTAATAAAGCCTAGTTCATCATTCTTGTAACTTGAATCATGTACCAGGTAATCATCTTCACCGATCATTTTGTCCGACCATTCATTTATCCATGAAAATGGGTTGCGCGGCGGATTATACGACCAAAAGAACTGAACAAATGGCGCCAATTCATGTTTCTGTCTCATAAACGTGACGTTCGTCTGATCGAATTCTTCTTTATCGTTGAATTCTGCGCTTTCCTCGTACCACACGGCCACAATATCATTAATGTCGTTAGATTTCAGCTTTTCAAACTGATCTAGCCCGTAAAAATAAAATGTCGAACCTGTGCCTTTGTGTGTGATTTTAAAAGGTGCTACTGTTGCTTTAAATTGCCCCTCAAGACCAAACTTGTTGATCGCCCATTGAATTTTGTTGAAAACTGAATCTCGTATCGTGCTGGCCACTTTACGAATAACCACTATGTTAGCTTTATGACCTCTTAAAATATACCAAAGCAACATGAATACAAGTTTTAAAGAAATAACGGATGATTTAAAAGAGTTTCGTCCACCACGCAGGATGTTGTAAGGTTTTTCTGTATACCAAACGTCTTCAAAATGAGGATTGATTTCCTTGTTTAAGTCGATATTTATCACTTTACTCATTTTCTTTACGCTCCAATGACACAATGTTAATTACTGGCGGAGCATCCGTTGTATTTTCTTTTGTAATCTTATCTGTTTCAGCTTTCATTTTTTCCATTTCTATTTCTAGTCTTCGGATCTCAATGTCGTCTTTATTGCTCCATGTCTTGCCTTTCCTATTTCTTAACCAGAAAATCCCCGCCGATACATCAGCAGGAACGTGTTTTTTTGTTTTTTCTATTTTCTTTTTTTTCTTTCCATCGACTTCTTCTATCAGAGTTTTTACTTCTTCATACTCATAGCCTAAAGCCCTTTTAAATAGTGCGTTTTCCACCTGAATGTCTGCAACTTCTTTATTCTTTTTTAAGGTGTCCAATATGTCCGGGTGTTTTTTCTTCCATTCGCTTAGAGTTGACCTACTAATTCCGATGTTTTTAGCTATTTGTTCATCGGTAAGGCCATCTCTAGCCCATCCACCTAATTTCGTTAATCCCTCTTCTGTTAACCACTCATGATATTTACCACGCCTTCCCCCTTTACTCATTGAGACACCACCTTATCTTATCTTTCCCATGACAGTTCCTCTTTCCCAAAATGTCCGTAGGCGCTAGTTAGGTTGTAATCCACATTCAGTAAATCGAGTTTGTCTATAATGCCCTGTGGGGTTAAGTCGAAGGTGCGGACGTAATTTTCAATCGTTTCTATATCCACGTGTTCAGTGCCAAATGTTTCAATCAATACAGATGTCGGTTCAGGCACTCCGATAGCATAGCTGATTTGAATCTCGCATTTATCAGCCCATCTATTCCTTACAATGTCCTTTGCAATCTTACGTGAGATATAAGCGCCACTTCGGTCAACCTTCGATGGATCTTTACCACTGAATGCTCCACCACCATGTCTAGCCATGCCGCCATACGTGTCAGCGATAATCTTTCTGCCAGTTAAACCACTATCAGCGAATGATGAACCAATGACAAACTTGCCAGTCGGATTGACCAGCTTTTTAAAGTCCGTATTCAGTCCATGTTCAATAGCAATATCTTTCATTACTCCATGAACGACTTCTTCTAGCGCTGTGCGCCCCATATCTTCGCTGTGTTGCGTTGAAATTAAGAATGTATCTATCTGCCCCACATCATAATCAAAGCTCACCTGAGCCTTTGCATCGGGTTTTAATTGCGGATGATCCAACGCCCTCAATCGTTTTAATGATTTAGTAGCTAACACATAAGGTATTGGGAGCATTTCAGGAGTTTCATTTGTCGCATAGCCAAACATCATGCCCTGGTCTCCAGCACCACCTGTATCGACACCTTGTGCAATATCAGGCGATTGTTCTGAAATAAGGTTTATAACCATGTAGGACGAAACATCACTTAGTCCAATTTCATTCAGAACGTCTCGAACGATGTTTTCAAAATCAATATTAGCGTTCGTTCTTAACTCGCCAGCCAATACCACGTTGTCATCCTTAATCAGAGTTTCAACTGCCACTCGGCTGTCTTTGTCTTGTCGTAAGCATTCGGTTAATATCGCATCTGATATTTGATCACATATTTTATCAGGGTGTCCGTTGCTTACTTGTTCGCTTGTAAAAATCATACTACTTCCTCCGCTTCTTCAATCAACACAGCTTCTTCGCCTGTTAACTCTTCAAATCTTTTTATAATGACGTCCACATATCGTGGGTCTAATTCCATGTTATAAGACACACGTCCGTTTTGTTCGCAAGCGATAAGTGTAGTACCTGAACCTGAGAATAGGTCTAACACTATATCCTTTTGTTTCGTATTGTTCTTAATTTGGTAATCAAATAATTTTACTGGTTTCATAGTCGGATGCTCTTTATTCACTGTTGGTCGATCGAAATCTAAAACAGTTGTTTGTTTTCTATCGTTCGTCCATAAATGGCTTCTGCCCGACTTCCAACCATAAAGACACGGTTCATGTTTCCAATGATAATCTTGACGACCCATTACCATAGTGTTTTTATTCCAAATCAAACATTGCCTAACCTGCCAACCAATATCGAAGCAAGCAGCTCGAAAGTTATATCCCTCTGAGTCTGCGTGCCAAATATAAAAGGCTGCGCCCTCTCTCATGACTGCATCCGCTGTACTAAATGCATCTACTAAGAATTGACGGAAAGAAGCATCATCTTTTTTGTCGTTCTTTATCTTCAAAGCATCCTTTGTCCCGCCAGTATAGTCTACGTTGTATGGAGGGTCAGTAATAAACAGGTCGGCCTTATCCCCGTTCATCAGTTTGTCGACATCTTCTTGTTTCGTGCTATCACCACACATTAAACGATGTCGCCCTAACTGATAGACCTCGCCATGTTTAGCTTTAGGTTCGTCGGGCACTTCTACTTCATAATCATCCTCTTCAACAGAGTCAACATCTTCATCAAACAAACCTTCCAAATCATCTAGGTCAAATCCAGTGAAGGCGTCATCAAGGCCTTCAAGTTCAATTTTTAGCAACTCTTCATCCCACTCTGAAAACTCAGCAACCTTATTGTCAGCAATTCTAAACGCTTTAATTTGCTGTTCATTTAGGTCGTCAATCTTTATTGTGGGCACCTCTTTCATATTGATCTTTTTCGCAGCTTTCAATCGAGTGTGTCCGGCTACGATTTCGTTGTTTTGATCAACGAGAATAGGGTTTTTAAAACCGAAGTTCTTAATACTGCTTGCTACTTTATCAACAGCATGGTCATTCAACCGAGGGTTGTTTATATATGGAATTAAATCCTCTATGTTTTGATAAATTATCTTCATAAATTAACACCTTCCCCTTATAATTATTAATGACCCCTTCAATTATCGGTAAATCGTAAGACAAATCGTAAGACAGAAGTTCAACTAACAATTAAATCTATCTTTTTTTTAGCACGATTAATATAAGTTTGCACTGTCCCTTTAGAAATACCCAGTCGATCGGCTATCTTTTGCATGCTCAGACCCTCTGCTTCATACATAATAAAACATTGCCTTTCTCTGTTTGAAAAACTTCTAATCAAGTTTAATAACAATCTTCTTTGTTCTCTACTTAAGTAAAGTGGCTCTCTTTCTTTTCTTAATTCTTCATTGATGTCGGGTAAAATATCCATATCTTCATAATACTTTAATCGGTATGCATCTTTTTTATCGATTCCTCGGTATGAATCTGGTTGTCGCCCTTTTTCCAACCATTCGACAGAATAACTCATGCTGCCTATCATACTATCGATTTGTTTTAAGTCTTGCGCATCAAGATATGACACATTAGGTTTTAAAGTATCTTTTAATTTTAAAAGCTCTTCTTGACCTGTTTTATATTCTGAAATTAAGTTGTCAATCCAATTACTCACAACGATCATCCTTTCAAATAAAAAGAGGACACTAAAACAGTCGTTAAACTGTCTCAGTGTCCGCTAGTTTTCTAGTAGGACTTATTCAATTAAAATTCTTCTGCTTGCTCTATTTGCATGCGCTTTACTTTTCCTTGATGTGTAATGATTCGATATTCGCCAAAGCTTGGCAACGCTCTTAATTTAGCTCGTCCCTCACATATTATTATAGCGCAACTCGTTGGTAACTTTGAAATATCAAGCTCTAATGTCATGTCATCTGGATCAATATGCAAGTCTTCTGGGGTCATGAACAAACCTCCTAGT